GGTCGATGCCACCGGCCTCACCCCAGTGGCCCTTGCCGTCGGTCATCGCCACGTACGTCGTCAGTTCCGCGCCGTACTGGGTGATGACGGGGTCGCCGATGAAGTCGTCAGCCGTGACCATGGGCGTCTGGCCGATGCGGGTGTGCACGTCGAAGAACATGATCGAGCGCCCGACCACTGTGTAGTCCACGCCGCCGCGCCATGCGTAGTTGTCCAAGTGCTGGAACACGGTCATCTCGTACGGCAGGGTGTGTGCCGCCGTGCGGGCGTCCGTGCCGCCGTGCTCGGTGTCCGCGTAGATGTACCGGACGTGGTTGAGGATGTTGCAGGACGGGTCCAGCGCTTCCTTGCGCGCGAGTTCTGCGGTCAGCACCCGCTCGATGCGGTCCAGCACCAGCCCCACGTTCGGGTAGCGGTTGTCGTACTCGTTGCGCATGATGGTGCGCTGGACGTAGTACATCAGGTCCTTCGCCTCTATTTCCACAGAGGCACCTTGGTATGCGATCCGGTTGATTGGACCCTCCCACACCCGCTTGTCACCCCGGAAAATGACCAGTTCGGTGCGGTTAGTTTCGGCAAGGCGCAGGACTTCTGCACAGGACTTATCCACAGTGGCAATCCAGATTTGCGCGACCGAGATGTCGTCGCGGCGGCGCTCCCACTTCACGCGGGTCAGCGGCCCGAGGGAGCCGATCTTCTTCCTGCCGCCACGATCGAAAAGCTCAGCGGTGTGCAGGGTGCACGACAGCGCCACTACTCCCTCACCGCCGTCTCCAGTGACACGACAACCCCGGCCTGTCCGGGCATCAGGTCAGAGGTCATCGTGTACGTGTACTGGCACCCGAGGCTCGGCCAGCGGAACGGCCTGCCGTCGGAGCCGAACAGCAGGTGCCCAGCGGGAACCACGCGCCCGTCCGACAGCGTCAGGGTGGCGGTGCGCCGGATCGAGTCCAGCGACAGGATGGCCCCGGCGGGGATATAGGAGACGAGGAACTCGGCGTCGTAGTCGCACCCGCTCACACCGTTGCTGTCCCGGTAGAACCGGATGCGCAGGTACTGGACCGCGCCCGTGACGGACACGTGCACGCTCGGAGTCACCCGGCCCCAGCGCTGGGTCAGGTACGGCGGGATCAGCGCCGTACGCCGACGCCACGAGGTGATGTTCAGGATGTTCGGGGGAGCGATGACCGGCGGCTGTGGCGGGCGGGCGATGGCCGTGAAGAACGGGTCGTCCACATAGTTGTCGTAGGCCGGGTTGGTGGGGGCACAGTCCTCGCCGACCGGGTCCGTGAAGTTCAGGGCGGCATCCATCGCCAGCGTGGCAACGGACGTGCGCGCGGTGAACGCCCACGGCCTGCCAGCGGTGATGGTGAACTCCACCGCGACCAGCACGCCCACCTTGGACGGGTACTGGGTGGTGACGAGAGGACCCTCGGTGACTTCGGACTCGTAGAAGTAGCGGCGGAACGTCTCCTCCTCCACGATGTCCGTGGGCTTGGCCGAGTACATGACCACATCCTTGCCCGTGCACCCCAGTTGCGACGGGTCCGCACAGTCCTCCCCGGCCAGCACCGACCGGAGCCACGCCAGACCCTCAGCCATGGCCTCGCCGTCGGCGGCAACAGCCAGTGCCGTGACCCTGATTTCCCGGGAGCCGTGCCGGGGCATGGTGTGGATCGCGCCGTCGCCGATCAGTTCGGTGACGTTCATGCTCCGCGTGGAGTCGTCCGCCCCCTGCGTGCCCAACGGGAACAGCCCGTAGAAGCGCTCAGCGGCGGGGCGGTTGCCCTGATACCACGGTGCGTCGTCGTCCTGCGGGGTGGTGTACTCGGAATGCCCGAGTGCCTCCCGCAGTTCCGGGGCGTTGCAGCGCGCGGTCAGGCCCGGGAGGTGCTGCGTGATGTAGGCGTGCGCCCGCGCCACATTCAGCACCTCCACCCCGTTCACGCTCATGTACCCGTCAAACACGTTGGCCCCCTTAGAAGGTCGAGTAGTTCACGAAGCTGTCGATGACCTTCGCCGCCACCAGTTCAGGACTCTTGGTAGGCGTCTCGATCCTGATGGCACCTTCCGCAATGGTGACAGACCTTCCCGGGATCACATCGGCAGTTGGTCGACCAACTGCCGACAAGCCGCCGGTGACGATGTTCGAGGACGGCACCGTGAACGCCCCGAGGTTGCCCAGCGCGGTGTGCACCGACGCCCGGTTGGCCTTCAGGCCGTCCGCCAGCCCCTGCGCCGCGTCCCTGCCGGTCGCATACATGACCGACTTGGACAGGTCCGCCGTGACGGTGTCCGTGACCGCCGCAGTGATGGTCTGCAGGGTGGTCAACAGCGGGTCCAGCCCGTTGCGGATGCCACGGTCCAGACCGCCCATGATGGCTTCACCGGCAGGCTCCAACAGCACGCGGTCGTACGCGATCGGACCCTTGTTGGCCGCGATCCAGTTGGCGATGCCGCCGACGAAGTCCGTCACCAGACTCCACGAACCGACCAAGCCGTTGTAGAGCGAGGTCATGATGGACGAACCGGCGTTCGACAGCAGGTTGCCCAGCCAGCCCATGCCGTCGACGATCCGCTGCGGCAGACCGGCGACCCAGCCGACAATCTCCCCGGCCTTCTGCGACACCACGTTGACGAAGGCTTGGAAGTTGGACGTGATCTGGTTGGACATCTGGTTCAGCATGTTCTGCCAGTCGCCCTTCACGTTGCCAGCCATGGCGTTGACATCGCCGGACATCTCCCCGGACTTCTTGTCCGTGGTGCCGGTGAACTCGTTCCACTTCGTGGTCAGCGTCGAGCCGACGCCGCCCCAGAAGCCGTCCCAGTTCGTCTTTACGTCCTTGCCGAAGTTGTCGACGCCGGACTTGATGTCACCAGACTTGTCGCTGACCGTACCCTTGAAGCCTTCCCACGCATTGGTCAGGTTGGTGCCGGTGTCCTTCCAGAACCCGTCCCAACCCTTGCCGACATCCCCGGCCCACGTCTCGATGCCGGTCTTGATTTCCCCGGCCTTGGTGCCAACGGTGTCCGTGAAGCCGGTCCACGCGGTGGAGAGGTTCGTGCCAGTGTCCTTCCAGAAGCCGTCCCAGCCAGTCTTGAACTCGGACCACTTCGTGTCCATGCCGGTCTTGAGTTCGTCCCACTTGGTGCCCACGGTGGTCTTGAACTCTTCCCACTTGGTGCCAATAGTGGTGCCAAGCCCGCCCCAGAAGTCACTCCAACTGGTCTTGAAGCCCTCCCACTTTTCGGCGATGCCGGACTTCAGTTCCTCCCACTTCGTGCCGACAGTGGTCTTGAACTCCTCCCACTTCGTACCGATGGTCGTGCCCAGACCGCCCCAGAAGTCGTTCCATCCGGTCTTGAACTCTTCCCACTTGGTGGCGAGTCCGGCCTTGATTTCCTCGAACTTGGTGGCGACAGTGGTCTTGATTTCCTCCCACTTCTTGCCGACCTCAGTGGCGAAGTCGCCGAAGCCGTTGAGGAAGCCGTCGACGATGTTGCCAGCGATGTCGAACATGAGCGTGGACGGGGACTGGATGCCGAAGAACTTCTTCATATCCTCGACCCAGCCCGTGAAGCCCTGACTGAACTTCTCCCAGTCCGCCGGGTCCACGCCGGTCACACCCTTGATGAACCCGTCCATCAGGTCCTGACCGATCTTGCCCCAGTCCAGTTCCTCGAACCACTTGCCGATCGGCTTCCAGATGTTCTCGTCCAGCCACGTGTTGACGGTGGTTTCCAAGTCGGTTCCGGCCGCGCCCATGTCGCCGACCATGCCCTCGAAGCCGCCCCAGAAGTCCTTCCAAGCCTGCTCGCCGTTGTTGTCGCCACGGCCACCGTCGGCACCGCCGTCGCTGTTCCACCAGTCGCTGATGGACTTCCATGCGTCGTCGACAGCCTTGCCGAGCGGGTCGCTGATGTTGGTCTTCCACCAGTCGTTGACGTTCTTGTCGATTTCCGCGCCGAGGTTGGGGTCGGGAGTCCAGAACTCATTCCAACTCTTCCAGAACCCCTCCCAGTTCTTGGCACCCTCTGGGGATGAACCCCAACGGCCCTCCTCCACGTTCTTCCAGCCGTCGGCGAAAGCCTTGCCGATTTCCGGCGCGACGTTGTTGTTGATGTGGTTGGCGATGGCAGGCAGGAGGCCCCACTCGTCAACGTCGGCCTTGAAGCTCTCGGGGATGGACTTGCCGAAGTCGTCCCACGCCTTGCCGACGGGGTCGCCGACGTTGTCCTTCAACCACGTGTTGACCGTGGTGTCGATCTGGTCAGCGTGCCCGCCATCCTTCCAGATGTCGTCCCACAGGCTACCGACCGTCTCGTCCCAGATGCGCCCGATTTCCGGGCCAATCTCCCGGGTGGGCTTGAACACCTGCTCCTCGAACCAAGCGTTCATGTCCGCGTCGAACTTGTCCGCGTCGGGGATGCCGAACAGACCAGCGACCCAGTCACGGTTGGCCGCAGCCTCAGCGGTCTTGGCCTTCTCCGGGTTCGCCATCATGTCGATGGCCTTGGACGCCTGATCCCACAGCCAGTCGTCAGCCTTGACGATGGCCGGGTAGATCTTCTCCGTCCACGCCAGACCCATGCCTTCGCCGATGTTCTGCGTGAAGAAGATGGCGAGGATTTCGCTCCACTTCTCAGGCTTGATCGACTCCTGCCTGATCTGCCGGTCGATTTCCTCCGGGCTGAACTGCTTGAAGATCGACAGTTCCGTGATGGGCAGTTCGCCCTTCAGCACCTTGATGTCGTTCGCCATGTCAGCGAAGGCGTCACCGATGGCGGTGAGGGTAGCCGCCAGCGTCGGGGACAGCAGGGTGATGATGCCGCCCAGCGGGGTCAGCAGTTCCTTGGCGAGGTTGACGAAGTTGGGCAGCACCTCGTCGACGATGATCTTGAACGACGGGCCGAGGTCCTGAATCACCTTGGTGGCGAACGGGCCGAATGCGTCGATGAACCCGTTGATGGCCGGGAGCAGCTTGTTGTTGAAGCCGTCCACCAGCGGGGCGATGAGGTTCTTGTCCAGCGCCTCCAGCGGACCCTTCATCTCGTTGATGAAGTTCAGGGCCGTGTTCTTCAGCGGCTCCACGAGGGTGCCGAGCTTCGCGGACATGGAGTCCAGCACGGGGGACAGGACGACGGTGAACGCGGTGGCAATCTCCGCGACGGACACCACGATCTTGCCCAGCAGGGTCAGCGCGTTGCCGAGGGAGTCGCCGAACGGCTTGATCGCAGGAGCCAGCGCCTCCACTGCCTTCTTCAGGCCCTCGGTGAAGTCCGCAACGCCCCGCTGGAACGTGGGGTTGGTGAAGATTTCCCCGATGAAGCCGATGAGCTTCTTCACGGCGTCACCCACGTCGCCCAGCGCTTCCTTCGCGGTGGGGGCGAAGGACACGAAGGCCGGGCCGAGGTCGCGGATGGCCTGCCCGAGCTTCTGCGTCAGGTCCCGCGCACCTTCAAGGTACGTGGTCAGGGTCTTTTGGAACTCCGGCTTCTGCATCTGCTTGGCGATGTTCTGCAGGGCGTCGGCGAAGGACTTCAGGCCCCCGATACCTGCGGCACGCGCGGCATCGTTGACGGCGTTGAAGATGCCGAAGGCACCGTCGATGACCCGGGCGAGGTCCTTGAAGCCCTCGATCATGTTGTTGATCCACTTGTCGAGGTCGCCGTTGGCGGCGGCATTCTGGATGAAGTTGTCGAACTGGTCCGACAGCTTCACGATCCACGTGGAGAAGCGCTGGAAATACTTGGAGCCGACATCGCCGAGGGTGGTGAAGGCGCGGACCAGCGGCGGCATGGCGTTGCCGAGGATGTCGACGGCACCGTTCATCCGGTCGAACATGTCGTTGATCTTCTCGGCGGGGATGTCCTTGAACGCCGTGGCAAGCTTGCCAACCAGACCGCCGAGTGCGGTGGCGGTGCCCTTCAGCTTCGGGGTGAGGATCGGCATGAGGGTCTTGACCATGTCGCGGATCGGCCCGGCGGCTTCGGTCCAGAACGAGGAACTGATCTGGTTCTGGAGTTCCGCGAACGCAGGCTTCAGGTCCGCGAGCACGGTTTTCATGTCCTTGAACGCCGCGACCAGCACGCCGATTCCGATACCGGCACCGACGGCGAACGCGGGCAGGGCCACAGCCAGACCGCCGATGATGTTGCCGAGGTCAGCGGCGATCGTAACCAGACCGGCGAACGAGGACGCGCCGACGGAGGCCATCGTGGACATCATGATGGTGTTCTTGCTGAGCGACACCGAGATGCGGTCGAGGTTGTGGATGAAGTCGAGGCCCTTGGTAATCATGTCCCCGAACACGTTCATGCCCGCGAAGCCCTGAAGGTGCTCGCGGAAGCCCCGGGTGACGTTGTTCAGCCGGGAGAAGATGTTGCTGGCACCCGTCAGGGCGTTGCGCAGGGTCGTGCCGAAGCCGCCAGCTTCCTGCCTCATCTGCTGGAACTGGACGCGGGCTTCCCCGACCCGCCTGCTGACCATCGCCAGTTCCTGATCGGACATGCGGCCAAGGCGGTGCATCTCCGTGGCCGTCTCCATGGTGCGGTTGCGCAGTTCCTCCATGTTCTTCGCACCGCGCGCCATGCCGGACCAGTCGTTGGACTCGATCGCGGCGGCAAGCTGCCGGAACTTGGTTTCCATGTCCGCGTTGTGGAACGCCTGAGCCATCCCGCGCAGGGACTTGTTGTACTCGTCCTGCGCTTCCCGCGCCCTGTTGGTGGCGTCCAGCGCATCCTGCATCGCCTTGGACTGGGCGTTCTGCCCCTGAATGAAGGCGTCCACCCGGTCGATCATGGCCTGCGCGTCGGCATCGCTGATCCGGCGCTGTTCCAGCATGGCGGCAGAGACCTCGCGGACCCGCTGTGCCATCCGCTGGAAGTCGCCCTCCAGCCGGTTGCCCCACTTGCCGATGTCGCCGTCCGTCATGGCCTTGGACAGCTTCTG